AGACCGGTTATGCCATAGAAAATTTTTTTATTTATGGGCAAAGGCTTTAATAGTGATCTTACAGCTGGAGAGGACAGCGAAGCAAGGCTAATGAACATGGTCAGGTCATTAGGTAAGACTCCCATGAAACCGGTAGGTCGATTCCCATATTATGATTTTTTTGTTTGTGAGACAAAGAAGGCATATGAGGTAAAAAGAGACTGGAAGTCAGCTCATACCGGTAATGTGGTTGTAGAGGTAGAAATGCCGATTGGTACACCTAGTGGCTTATTGACCAGTATAGCAGATTGGTGGATTTTTGATTTACCGGATGAGTTTGTATTTATTGATCCGAAACAGATCAGGAAGTTAATCCTGCAGGAAGATTTACGGAGTTGTAGGTTTGTCGGGGATGGTGATGTGACAGAGAAGCGAGCGTATTTGGTCAAGGTGGATTTGTTAAAAAAGTATGCAGAAAGTGTGAAAGAAAAATGACATTTGATGATTTTGATTATTTAGAATCTATACTGAATCATTTACCGAAGTGTGAGCGAAAGATTTTAGAGTTGTATTATATACAGGGTTACACACAGGCAGAGGTTGGTAAGAAATACAATTTAAGTGGTGGAGCAATTTTCCAATACTTGAAGCGGTTGTTAATGACCTGTTATAGCATTGCCAGTAAATTAGATAAGGGGATACCTGTAATTATTGAGCCTACCTTTGGTCACAAGAGTAGATTGTATGAGGGTAAGGGAAGTGAAACACAGGTTAAAATTAAGAAGTCGATTAAGTCTCATGCGAGAAGGGATCGTTCTGAATTTAATAGAAAGCTTGCAGCTAGGCTGGCAAAGCAAAGATTTGATAAATGGGGATATGGTAGTGGGTCAATAAGAGATGGTAAGCACCGGAATGGTGGAGGGTATATTAATGGAATATATCGAAGAAGTTTGAAAGGTTGGAAAGTTGTCGAATTGAGAGATAAGGAAGGGTATCGGTACGCAGCTTGGATGAATCCACAAGGGGAAGTAGAGCATGCAGAAAGGAGGCGTTTGCCATGAATATTTGGACTCCAACCGGTAAGAAGCTTGAATCGTTTCCGCAATGGGTTGGTCGATTACTTGAGGAAAATAAAAAATTATTAAAAAAGTTAAAAGAATATGAAGACAGAGAAAGAGCTAAGTCAGGAGATGGGGCTGGACAGAAAGCATCTGGTGAAGATGAGAAAGGAAGGAGTCATAGCAGCAAGCAGCTGGATAAAGGTAAGTAATCAAATTGTTTACCATGAAGAGGGTGAGCACGAGATCAGGAATATTATCCAGAGGGAATTGTGCGTAGATGAATTATCTGATCCTTTGCCTGAGCCGGTGGAGAAGGAAATGATCGTGACAGCAATTCCTAAAAATAACAGGATGGTTTTATGTGGGGATGTGAAGGTTAAAGTTCACAGCAATCAGAATTTTAGAAAGGGTATGAAATTAACAGCAAGACCACCGATATCGACTGATAGTAGGATGTGGGTATTAGTTGGTCGTAGTCCTAGATGGAAGGGTAAATGGTAATGAGTAAGCAAAGTAATGATATTGTAAAGCAATGGGAAGAGCAGAAGCAGATTGAAAAAGAAGGTGATCCGTTTAAACGCATTGTTAAATTGTTAAATAAGCAAGTTAAGGGAAACCAGTTGAAAGGGAAGAAGCCTAAGAAAAAGAAGTGAAGGACATTCGGTTAAAAAAGAACTGGATGGATAAAATACCTATACCATCAGGATGGATTGTGAAGACTAGTGAGGAAAAGCCGAATATAAACTATCAGCTGCGTGATGTAGATGGGGTGATTTATAGAACTGATATACCTAGATTCCCCCTGCATCCTATATTTAGGGAATCACAATACTATAAGAAACATAAAAAACCGCATTGGACTGCAATGAAGTTTGACAAGGCTTATCCTAGTAGACCGGCAAGTAAAAAATGATTACATGGACTGAGCATCCATATTATCCTGTTCCTACGCAGAAAGAAGCGAAGGAGATGGGAGCACAGAAGCTGTTTGAATTTCACCAGCAAAGAGAGGAATCAATCTATGCTGAAAAAACTGATCCTTTTCACAATGGATATGAGCCGGAACATTGGTCAATGGCAGATGATGAGTTTGCCAAAACGGATGAGCTTGTAATTTTGGGCGGAAATAGGTCTGGCAAGTCAGAATTTTGCAGTAAAAGAGTAGTAAAGTGCACTAATGATATTCCGGAAGCAAATGTACTTTGCATGCATACTACCGCCAGCACCTCAGTAGAACAGCAGCAGCAATATGTTTACAAGTATTTACCATCAGAATGGAAACAGGCTAAGAAAGGCAAAGTTACAAACCTGACATTTTCCAAGAAAGGTGGTTTCACGGAGTCCTGTTGCGTTACTCCTAATGGTAGCCGGATATTTTTTCGTAATTATTCGCAGAATCTAGATACCGGCATTCTGGAAGGATCAGAATGGGACATGGTTTGGCTAGATGAGCTTTGTGGGGTGGATCATATTAACGCATTAAGGTTCAGATTGGTAACTAGGGCAAATAGACCGACTCCAGACTATCCTCAAGGGTATCCTTGGAGAGGTATGTTAATCAGTTTTACACCGGTTGCCGGTTATACTCCAACCATTCGGGAGTATTTGCAGGGAGCAAGGACAGAAAAGTGGGCTTATGCTGATCCTGAGCTTCTGAAGGGAGAGAAAGTGCCAATCATACAGCAACCTTTACGAGAAAATGCTAAAGTTATCTATTTCCATAGTGTTTGGAATAAATTTAATGATTACCGCGCGTTAAAGCGTACACTCAAGAATGATCCAAGAGCAAAAATTTTGACTCGTGCTTATGGAGTGCCTACTAAGGTCTCTGGTGGTCAATTTCCAAAATTTGGAGAAGTTCATTTAGTATCTGATAATCAGATTCCTGAAGAAGGCACTAATTACATGGTTGTAGACCCTTCGCATGGCAAAAACTGGGTTATGATCTGGGTCAGAGTCGCAAAAGACGGCAAAAGCTATGTATACAGAGAGTTTCCGGATCAAAATAGACCTATCGATGGGGTAGGAATGGCAGGAGAATGGGCAGTTGCCGGCAAGAAAGTCGATGGAGATCGTGGACATGCACAGGAAAGCTGGGGCTGGTCACTTGCCAGATACAAGCAGGAAATCGACATGCTGGAGGAAAATGAGAAGATATTCATGCGTATTATGGATTCAAGGTTTGGCTCAAGCCCAACTCCAACAAAATCAGGTATAACCACCCTGATTGATGAAATGGCAGATATGGACATGTTTTTTGAGCCAAGTGTCGGGGTGAGAATCGAAGAGGGTATAACCTTGGTCAATAACTTGCTGGATTATAACTCTGAGCAGCCGGTAAGTTCTATGAATTGTCCCAAGCTGTATGTTCATGAAGACTGCAAGAACCTGAGATTTGCTTTGAGTACTTGGACAAATTCGGATGGCAAGCATGCTGCGACAAAAGACTTTTGTGATCTGGTCAGGTATTTTGTTCTCTCAGCTCCTACTTTTCTAGACGAAGGATCAGGCGTTTTGTTTAGCGGTGGTGGATACTAATTTTATGACACGAGAAAGTTTTATTTAGTTCTTGCTTTCTGTGTACATATAAAATAAGTTGTATGTATGAACAACGATAAATTATTCATTTTCCATAAACCAAGTTCTAAGGGATTGGTTGTTAGTATTAACGATATGATCGAACAGGGTCTTATAGATTCTGTTGATGAGTTTACCGAGCATGGTGTTAACGATTTAATGACTCACAATGCTGTTTACGACATCATCATAGAAAAATTCAATCGGCATGCCCCTGTTACGCCTATGGATTATGATGTAACTTGGTACTTAGAGCTTCAGTTATGATTTTAACAATAGCATACCTCATCCAAATATTATTCATCATCTATATCATTAAGGAAGAGCTATGAATCAGGCTAAGATAGAAGCTTGGAAGCGTGAGTTTCTAAGAGACCAGCTTTGTATCCGGTTGGGTATGCTGGTCAATGTACCACCACCAGCATGCTATGATAACCTCATGGTACAGAATTTAGCAGAGCAATGTTTAGATAATGAAACTATTATTGTGGACACTAAAAGGCGAAAGATTATAACTTACAGGCATGGATCAAAAAAATAACTGGGGTGGAAAAAGACCCAATCAATCCGGAAGACCAAAAATGCCAGAAGAATTAAAACGCATTTATATGACCATGCGAGTTAAGCCGGAAACTAAAACTTTCTTGGAAAAAGACCCAGATGGTCAAGGTAAGTGCGTAGACAAATTAGTCGTTCGTGCAAAAGCTAAAAAAATATAGTTGACCTAAATTCTTACAAAAAGTCGAGTCGTATACATGGCTCGATTAGGGATTGATAAAGCCTTACTAAGGCGAGGTGAGGTGATCAAGGTTCTTGGACTCTCAAGGTCGGAGATGAAAAATATGGTGGATGAGAAAATCATAACTCCGCATTATTTTCGCAAAGGTGCTCGTGCATTCTTTTTGCGTTCCCAAATCGAAAAACTTTTAGATCGATGGGAGAGCAATGAGGAAGTACGATTCGGACAAGAACAAATTAACTAACGAGCCGGATGTAGCGGAGTTGCAAGCTGAGCTTGCAGACATCTTGGAAGATGCAAGCAGGAATCTGAGAAGAAGGGATGACTTCGATAATACTCGTTTTTGCAGATGGTCAGGTCAATCAGATGATGGCAGGAAGCATGAAGAATTTTTAGGCAAGAAACCAATACCATGGGAAGGTGCAAGCGATACCCATAACCGGCTTGCAGACAGGCTTGTAAATGAGCATGTGCACATGTCAATGGAAGCATTCTTTCGTAGTAATATGAATGTAACCGGTATTGAGGTGAATGATTCTAAGAAAGCATCCTACTGGCGTGATTGCCTAAGCTATTTTCTTGAGCAGAAAATGCTGCCAGAGCTTCGTAGAGAAGTCGAAATCCTTGCGCAGGAATTGTATGCTGGCAGCCCAGCGATTGGAATCCTTGGAGTGTATTGGCAGCAAGAAACTATCATGAGGATGAAAAAATTTAGCATGCAAGATTTAATGCTACTTGTTCAATCCATGGGTGGAGATGAAACTGCAGCGGAAGAAGTTGCCATGATGATGTCTGATCCAGACATGGAAGAAGATGCTATGATGATCATGCGAAATGTTTTTGCTGGTGTAAAAGATTCTGTTCTTAAAAAAGGTTTGAAGGAGTTTCGTGAGTTTGGTGAAACAAAATTGCCAGCTCCCAGCGAGCATGAAAATCGCCCAAGGTTTGTAGCGCATAAGCTTTACAATGATGTTTTTATAGACGCAAATTGCACAGAAATAGATCGAGCCAGATGTGTGATGCGGAAAGAGTGGTTCACGGAAACGGAACTTAGAGATAAAATATTGACTGAAGAATTTGATGAGGAATTTGTAGAAGCAGTTTTAGAAAGAACTGAAGCAGTTTCCGGTGTACCCCAGTATGATCAAAGGAGTCCTATTCGGTTAGGTGAGCTTTTGGTAGGTCAGGGAGTCGAAGGAGATTATGATAACCTGTACGAAATATTCTACTGCTACAAGCGAGTCTATGATGAGGATACAAATGTACCGGCAATTTATTGCACAGCATTTTCTGCACATGTTAATGACTTGTATGGAAAGCACGAGATTTTGGATTATGGTCATAATCAAATGCCTTTTGTTTTATTTACTAGGGAAAGACTCAGTAGGTCGGTTTTTGATAGTCGAGGCATTCCAGAGCTAGTAGCAACAAATCAATATGAAGCTAAATTGCATCGTGATTTAAAAAATGACGCAGCTACAATATCAGTCATTCCACCTTTGTTGGTAAATGCCAGAAGAGGTGGTTTAAACACTACGATTGCTCCAGCAAGTCAACTTACGACTACAAGAAATGATGATATCAGCTGGCTAAATCCACCACCGGTTTCTCAAGGTTCGATGGAAGCGGAAGATGCTGCCATTGCGGATGCAGAAAAATATTTTGGTAATCCAGAGAAGCCGGAGCAGAAACAACTTTATCAGCAATGCATGATTAACAGGTGGTTAGACTCATGGAAGGAAGCTCTGGCACAAGCTTTATGTCTCTGTCAGCAGTATCTAGCTCCTGAGTTTGTAGCTAGGTTAACAGGTGGTGCAGTTGAGGATATTGCAGTACAGCAAGATGACATTGCTGGAAGGTATGACCTGAGCATGCGTTTTAATGTTGATACCCTCAACCCAGAATTTATGGAGAAGAAACTGGATGCTGTTATGAAGCTCACTCAGTTTGATGTGACCGGTGCTCTGGACAGAAATAAACTTTTAGAAATTATGGCAGAGTCGATTGATCCAATGCTGGCTAAGATGGTAGTCATGGATAAGGCAACTGCTGCACAAAGGGAAATCGAAGATGAGCAAAATGCTTGGATTAAAATTATTAATGAGATTGAACCTATACCAAAAGAGGGAGTTAATTTTGAGCTTCGTCAGCAAACTGCTCAGCAAATTATACAGACTTCACAGGAGCTACAGAAAAAGATGGCAGAAAAGCCACTCGTTAAGCAATTGTCGGATAATCGGATGCAGTATCTGCAATTCGGCATACAGCAAATGGAAAACGCCCAAATTGGAAGAGTGGGAGTTAAATCTGTAAGTGGGAACTATTAATGTGGAGTTGTTAAGTAAGTTGTTTAAACGCAGAGCATCTTTAATAAAATACCCTCAACCTTTGACCGGTGAAGAAGTAAAAAATATTTTTGGAGATCAGGGAGAGGACAATAAGATTTGGCAAGCACTTGACACTATAATCGATGCAGCACTTCTAGATTCAGTCAACGATGTCGCAGACTCTAAAAACTCGCCAGAGATGTTTTCTCATAGTGCAGGAAAAATTGATGCACTAGCTTTACTTAAATCACAAATCGAGGATTACAAACCATGGAAGAATGGGAAGATATTTTACAAGAAGAACTAAGCAACAAATGTGCAGATTATATGGAAAAAGGATTAACAAGCAGACAAATAATTGGAGTTCTGGAGACTCTGAAAGCAGAACTTTTGCCTAACATAATTGTAGTGGAGGACGAATAATGCCAAGAACCAAAAAGAAAAGAAAAGCTAAAAAAGGATTATACGCTAATATCCATGCAAAACGAAATAGGATTGCAGCAGGAAGCGGAGAAAAAATGAGAAGTGCAGGAGCTAAAGGAGCACCTACAAATAAAGCATTCAGGGATTCAGCAAAAACAGCAAAAGCATAACAAAGGAGAAATTTAATATGCCATCACATTACGGACATAAAAAAACAAAAAAATCTACAATGCGGAAAAAGGTAGTCAAGTCAGGATCGACTACGAGACGCAAGAAAGGCTAACGAGTGAAAAAGTTTGTGTTTGCCTCTGACTTGCACGGAGACAAACAAGACTACGATGCTGTTGAGCATCTCCATAAGTTTGTAGAAGAGTTCAAACCCGATGTGAGAATCTTCGGGGGTGATTTGTTTGACTTTTCTCCTTTGATGAGATCAGCAGATGCAGCAGAAAAAAATGCGAGTATGGAAGCAGATGTGGAAGCTGGGATGAAATTTTTAAATGATTATAAACCACATCACTTCTTGCTGGGAAATCACGATGACAGACTTTGGCAGACTGCGTTTAAACATTCAATTGGTATTATGCGAGATACTGCAAAGATGGGTATTAAGGACATTGAAAATGTTTGCCGGAAGTTAAAGTGCAAGATGTACCCTTACGATGTTGATAAAGGTATTTTAAAATTAGGAAAAATAAAATTTCTTCATGGTTATTTCCATGGGATCACAGCAACAAAAAAACATGCCGAAACATTTGCGGATCGGGGTGGTCTTGTAGTCCATGGTCATATACATTCTATTCAGCAGCATACAATACCAAGGCAGGGAGGTGGTGCTGGAATTTCTGCAGGGTGCTTGGCTACTACAGCAATGGACTGGAATCGAGCAAAGGTGAATCGTTTGGCTCATGAAGCTGGCTGGGTTTATGGGTATTACACCAATCAGGGATGGGCAGTTTATGTTGCTAAACGAATGGGGGGAGAATGGTTCTGGATTTAAAATGGGTTGAGCGTTTACAAGCATTGTCAAATTCCAAGGCAAATGAGCCGGAGGGTGAGGGTTGGTTTACTGCTTCAGAATTTCAAAATAAAACCGGAATAGGTATCACTCGGTCACACAGACTTCTCAGGGCTGGTCTAGCAGACAAAACCATTGAAATTTACAAAGGTAGTGTCTGGTCAGAAACTCAGCAGCAACTGGTTAGAAGAGTCTGGTATCGCTTTATTAAGCCCAAGAAGGACGCAAAATAGTCATCCCCTTGACTTAAAAGGTTACGAGAAGAAGCGTGGATGTAAGTCCGTGACTTTTCACGAGTAACAATCATCCAACGCCAGCGATAATAAACCTATGGTAGAAATTGAAGACGAGGTCGCTCCTCAAGAAACAGCAGAAGAATCAGAAAGTCTAATTGATATTTCCGAAATAATGGAAGCATCAGGAATTAGTAAAAATTCGTTCATTGATAATGCATCAGAACCTGAAGAGGTTGCTGAAGAAAGTGAGACTGAGACAGAGACAGAAGGGGAAAATGTTCCTGCAGAAGCAGAAATAGAAGATTCTGAAGAATCTGTTAAATCAGATGACTCTGGTGGTGTAAAAAAGAGAATCGGCAAATTGGTTGAAGCTAAAAACAATGCTTTAGCTGAAGTCGAGGAACTTAGAGCAGAGCTAGAAGGTTTGAAAGACAAACCAGTCAAAACTCAAAAAGTTGAAACAAAAGGTTTAGATAAATTCAAAAGTGTCAAAACCATGGAAGAACTTAAAGATCGGGAAGAAAGTGCTGAGCACCTTCGTGAGTGGCTTTTAGAAAATCCAGATGGTGGAGATTACAAGGATTTAACCGGAGCAGATCATGATGTAGATTATGATCAAGCTAGGCAATTAATGGTAGAAACCGATAGAGACTTGCGGAAGAATATTCCAAAAGTAGCAAACCGGTTAATCGAAAAGCAAAAGCAAACAAATATTGCAATGCAAACTTTCGGTTGGATGAGCGATCAAGCTAGTCCTGAATCTAAGGAAGTAAATGCCATTTTAGCGAATAATCCTTTACTTGTAGAATATGTTTCAACCGATCCGCACGGACTAATTACAATAGGTTATGCGGTTGAAGGTTTTAAGGCTCAAAGAGCAGCACAGGCAAAAAAAGCAGGAGGTAAACAACCAACTGCTCCAAATGTCCCAACTGCACCTAGTCGATCAAAACCAAATGTAGTAAAATCAAAAACTCAAACTACAGAATCACTTTTAAAAAAAGCAGCCTCCGGAGATGTAGACGATGCAGCATCTTACATAGAATCAATCTTATAATAGGGGGAAATAATCATGGCTGGGATAGTCGAGAGATCACAAAATTTAAAGAGAGAAGACCTTTCAAATCTTCTCACAATCGTAGATAAAAAAAGCACACCCTTCCTTTCAGAAGTTAAAAAGGGTAGTGCTCCACGCAACTCACTTCTTGAATGGGGTGTAGACAAGCACAAAATTAATCAAGTTCAGGCAGCCACTTATACTTCTGGCGTTTCTGATAAGATTCCAGTCGATGGTGAAGATACCACGAGTGCTGATTTCGAGAACTATGATGATCGTGCAAAGTGCCAAGTGTATGTCCAGTACGCTCGCAGATTTCCAAAGGTCAGTCGCTTAGCTGATATGACTTCGGATATCGCTGGAGTTGGTTACAAAAAGGAAATGGCAAACAGCATTGCTAAGGCTTTGGTAACTCACAAAAGAGACATCGAGGCAACTCTTTGCTCTTCACAGGAAACCAATCAGGAGTCTTCATCTGATCCATATCAAACTCGTGGATTGGGTAAATGGATTTCTTCAACCACTCAAAGTACTTTACCAGTACCAAGTGATTTCCTTACGCCAGCAAACTCTATAGGAACTTCAACTGCAGCAGCTGCCAAGGAAGAAGATTTGCGAGACATCTTGCAAAGTATCTATGAGCAGACTGGCGAGTCCGACAAAACCTTTTTTGGTCTTTGCGGAACTTCGGTTAAGAAAACCATCTCTGAGTTTACTCTCTTCACCAATCGTACCAACAACCTTGTCATGTCAAATCGTGATACGGATGAGGGTCGCTTGAGTGCTGCAGTTGACATCATCGACTCTGATTTCGGTACTATCACATTGAACCTTTCCAGCTTCCTAGAGCAAGATGCTCGCAATGCTGGAACATACGATGCAACAGCTGGTCAGGGTACATTGTTCATTCTTAATAAACCACAACTTGAGGTCGCATTTGCGGAGAACACGAATGTTCGTGAACTTCCTGATCTTGGTGGTGGTGCTCGTTCTTTGATCGAGTCCGTATTTGCTCTCAAGTCCTACTCCGGTGGTCTTGACCATGGCAAATACACGATTACCTAATTTGGTAGTTATTCATAATTAGTGTCGGCAATGCTCGATGGCAACAAAGAGATAGTAGTTAATGGGGTAAACTACACTCGTGAGGTTTTTGATAACCTTGCTGAGTCTCATGCCATCGAGCTTGCTCGCGCTGAGAATGAACAGATTGCATTAATGCAAGCTTGGCAGCGTCAATCGGGTGGACAATGTAAAAATTATATATTTGGAGAATTGAGATTTAAGCTTTGTCCAGAAGTTTACAATTTCTGGAAAGATAAATTGCATGAAAATATCTGGCATGATGAAGGATTTAAAAAATGGATTGGCAAGCGACATGGTGACTTGCTGAAGATAAATTCCATATCAGATAAAGTTCACCTTCTTATCTCATGAGGAGCGTTACATATACTAAGGTAAAGGAAGGCGTTGCTGCTATGGCAGGAATTGATCCTACCAGTATCCTGAGCCATGAAAATGTTTTACTAGCTGAGTATATAAATGATGCAGTAAAATACTGCTGGGATTATTATCCTTGGGCAGAATTTACAAAAACGGAAGTACGATATTTTAGGGATCAATACGATCCGACTACTATATATAGTCCTGACCAAGAAGTTTACTATCAGGGCAAATACTATCGAACTTACTTGGGTGCAGGAGCTGGGGTCTTACCAACAGATGTAAGGAACTGGGTAGAAGTTGGAGATGTTGACGCAGCACCAGAATGGTCAGAAACTGGCGTTTATTTTATTGGGGCAAAAGTAAAATATAATGACAAACTTTATTTAGTTCCGAATGAGTCAGAACAACCTGACATTCCTTATTGTTTTGAAATTGATGGAAAACTGCCAGATCAATTTTTCACAGAATTAGACGAAACTTTTGATCGCTTTATAGCTTACGAGCAAACCGGTAAGGATGTAATAGGAACATGCTTATCAATTACTTTAGATGACCCAAGGTATAACGATACTACACCTTTAAATTGGAGAGAAGATCGGGAAGGAATTTATATAGAACCTTATGAAAAATCATTCAATCAAGTCTGGCTGCGTTATCGTCTTGAAGCTCCTACTTTTACTTCACAGAGTAATTCGGAAGAAGTGCCAAATTTTCTTGCTCAGGCTATTAAAGTATATGCGTACAAAGCGTTCTTAATTGCAGATGGGCAGCATGAAAAAGCACAGCTACAAGATATATATGGTTTAGATTTACTGGTCAGGGAACTAGATAAATTGGACATGCAGCAGGATCGTGCTGCACCATTTACAATAACTAAAGAACCATATAGGCGTTTAAACGCTAAGCAAAATGCTGTTGCACCGGTAACTGCTGACAAAATTGGAGCACTTAAATCGGCAACGATTACAAGTTCTGTCTCAATAAGTTCAAATAGTTTCGCAAAGAATGCAGTAGTTAAAGCATACATTGTCGGAGACCCAATATTTACGCTTATCGTATTTGCAGAGAATATGGTACGCAAAGGATTCCCAGCTTGTCACCTACGAGTCAAATCAATCGTTAAGGGAATAAATGCTGTCAAGTATGGAATAGCAGAATCAGTCTCACGAATACGGACAGGAAAGGCATACAGGTCTATAAACTTTGGTCAGGTAAGAGGATTAAAACTTAGGATGGTCTTGTCACCACCTATTTCAACATCCGTTACAATGAAATTAACATCACAGGGCAGGAATGTTGTAAGGTCTTCAGCTGTACAATCAATGCCAATTGCGGTGACACTTAATTCAAATGGTAGGAATGTTGTCAGGTCAGGCAGAAGCACAATTCCTGTCAAGGTCTGCTTTAAGTACGATCAGGTTGTCGGAAGGAATCTTGTTAGGAAAGGTACTAGCGTAATGCCTTTAGGGATTGGTAGCGACTTTACTGGTCGAAATGTAGTGCAGCGTGGAAGTGCAACATCGAGCTTGCAATTCCAGAGCACATTTATCGGAAAAAATGCTGTAAAGAAGGCAATTCCAACTGCAATAGTATCAATTAGTTCAACATTCTTGTATCGAAGAGTCAGGCATGGTTCAGCGACAAGTCAGATAACTTACACGATTACAAATGATGGTGATTCTTCAGTACAACTTTTCAATACAAGAACAACCCCACAAACTGATGCTTTCCTAGATGGATTTGTTGAGGGTTACTTTGCAAATTCAAGTCACAAATATATTTGGTTTGAAGCACATGGACAGCATACAAGTCCAATGAATGGAAATACTCCCTATGTTGATCAAACTGCTCGCAGACTTGCACACATTGAAACATCAGAATTATTTAATAGGAATCAACAATTCAAACTAGTCCATGTTGATGATTTTAAAGATGAGGTCTTCTTTGATAATCTGCAAATGGACTACAGAGACCTTCCTTTTAATCAAGCAGACTCTTCTGGCTTTTCTTGGTTTAATGGTAGTGCAACAGCTAATAATCCAACCAGTCAGCAGCCATATGAGAAAATGCTGCTTATAAATAAAACGCCAGTAAATGTATTTCTTCCAGCGACAAATTCGTTATCTGGTCAGTTTGCACATGCAGGAGACCCACAAGAAACAATACAGGCATATATTATAGCGTATTTTGCTGATCCAGCCATTCGGTATACAGATCGACAATATTGTAACCTTATGTATCCAGAAGAACAATTACCATGGAATAATCAAAGATGGTATGGAGAAGTGGATCGTAGTGAACCAGCAGCTGCAGGAAGCTCAACAAGCTTTTATAATATGCCATTTTCTGGTGGTCAAAGTAATGCAAAAAATAATCTAGAATTTCACTCAGGTTCTGCTTCAGCTGGAGACGATCCATTGTTTTGTAAGAACATAGCTTATCAAATCCGTTTCAGGCTGCTTGTAAAAAATAAACATTATGAAATGGAGAATGATCCAAATAGCAATGCTGTATTTGCTAATTCCTTTTATCAGACTCCAATGAGGCTTCATAATAATAATTGCTTGATGTCTCTTAGTAGTAATGCAAATGCAACTTATGTTAACCAAAATCCTAAAGAAAGAATGGTTTCTATAAGTGGTGGTTACTGGATTAATAGAAACTACCCAGTTAATATGGCAGCCCCAACGCAGCCAGATGTTGGCTTTTTATTTCAAGCGATAATGTTTGCAGGACAGCAACAAGCAGCAGATGTAAATTCTAAGAATTTTGGTACAGAGGTTCAACCATATCGAGAACACATGATCCCCCATTCACCAGCGAAGGGGTATACAACTCCGTACCCTGCTGCCCAAGACCCTTGGGATGAATATCAAGATGAAGATTCACGAAACTCAAGTTCGGTAGCAAATTTTGGTGTAAGTTTCGCAGATTTAAAAATGCCTTTTACCTGTAATGTTATACCAGATGCTTTACCAGCAGCTTTTCCACAAACATTCGGTAAGGATGCGGTAACAAATTGGGCAAACAATGATTGGGTAACTATCGGGCAATGCACAAACAAGAATGTAGTTTTAGCTGAAAAAGAATAATTTTTTAACAACAAATAAAGAGAGGATATAATAATGAGTCAGGCAACGGATTACATGGAGGAAAAATTTCTGGATGCATTAGCATCTTTAGGAAGTTTTGATTTCGCAACAGGAACGATAACATCAGGGTCAGGTGGTTTCATTGGGCTTTTTACAGGAGCACCAAGTGATAGCTCATCTGGCACGGAGGTAAGCACTAGTGGTACAGCTTATGTGCGCGTACAAATCGGATCAGCTGGTCAGGGCAGTTTTGGTGCTGCTTCAGGTGGTGAGATAACTAATGACGCAGAATTTCGCTGGTCAGACGCTCAAGCAGACTGGGGAACAATAACCCATGTCGGTTTGTTCGATGCTAGTACATCTGGAAACTTGCTGGTTTATGGTCAGTTACAGAGTGCTGTAGCAATAGAAACTGGAGACATTTTTAAAGTCCCAACTGGTGGATTTACGATCCAGATGAATTAATGTTTCGATGGGTAGTAATTTTATTTTCATGCCTCTTTCTTGTTAGTTGTAGTGTTAGCATGAAGTCTCTTCTTCCACCATCTTTAGCGATTGTGGGAGGAGGGGCTGGTGCTGCAATCACAGGAGGGAATCCTGCTGCTGCTGCACTAGGTGCTGGTGCTGGGAGTGCTGCTGGGTCTTTGATGGTTATGGACTCAAATGCTCGTGAGGATAAGATTATGATGGTCGAGGCTTTGACCTCTGGGGATGTAGATAAATTGGTCGATTCCAAGCTTCAAGGTGCAAAAGACAATGGCTTTTTCGATCATGTGTTTCAGGAAATATATGGAGTTATAAAATTGTGCGTAATTGGATTAGCAGCTTGGTTCATCGTGCCGATGATTTACTCCCACTATCGAGCAAAGAAAACAGAAAAGAAATGGAAACAAACTTAGTATTTTATGCCCTCCAATGTGTGAGCGGATGTCTTTTCGCAGTAGGTGGATTTATGATCAAGTCAGTATTTGGAGAAATGAAATGTCAGTCGCAAAGAATTAACAGGCTTGAGGTGGACATGGCTAGGAACACAAGTGAAAACGAAACTCTTTTCAAACGCTTAGATGGCATTGAAACAAAACTAGATAAATTACTTGAAAACTGGAGAGCTAAATAGTGCCTAAGTTCCGTTCACATGGTCAGCTAGACGATCCCTTTCAGGAAGATGGTGATGCAATGTTTACTGGCATGGACGCTTTTACTGATCCCTCACTTTTACAAGAGGGCATGGTACAGCTTAGCGTCAATATGAGATTGGAAAACGGAACTGCAAGAGTACGCAAAGGGTTAAATTTAATCAGAACATTTACTGAGCCTGTACAGGAACTTTTAGAATTTACCGATCCCGATGGAACGCATGATATTTTAGCTATCACAGCACAAGCTGCACAGGGTGTGAACAACGCCACAAAAGTTTTAACGCTGGCAAGTCCAGTAACGAACGCTACAGCAATACAAGCTTTCAATGAGGTCATAGTTTTTGATGAAGGTCAAAGACCACAATCATCAGATGGTGACAATTCATTTTCACAATTTCCAAATAGTCCAACAATAAATGATCCAGCATTTACCCAATGCCCAAATGCAGGATTCGGTCACTACCTTGCCAATAGGTTAATTGTTCCAGACTATGCAGATTCAAGCACAACAATTCTAGTAAGTGACATTTTATCATCTAATAATTTTAACATAAGTGAAGGGGAGTTCTTTGTAAATAAAGGAACAAATGATAAAACTTTAGCGTTTGTCAGTTATCAAGAAAATCAGCTGCTCTGCCTAAATAATCGATCCATTCATATTGTCTCAAATATTCATTCACTCCAAAGTGCAAGTTTTGAGGTCACAAGGCAGTATGGGATTGCTGGCGCAAAAGCCTACGCACAAAATGGAAGCTATACTTATTTTGTTTCCAATGAGGGCAATATTCAGGTGCTTGTACCCAGTAGCGATCCAGCTAAAGGACTGGGCATAAGTATCAGCAAGGTAACACTTGACCAGCAACCTTTGTCTAGACCTATTCAGCCAATCATAGATCAAATCAATTTGGCAGCAATTGATAAGTCAATGGTTCACTACCACAAGAACAGGGTGTTCTTTGCAGTCCCATACTCGCCAGATTTGTCAAATCCAGCGACTGAGCCAAATGCAATACTTGTCTACAATTCATTAAATTCCGTATGGGAATCTATAGATATCTTACCAGTCGGAGTGACTGCAATGGCAAGCTTAGATGGCAAAATGTATGTTTCTGCTGGGGAAAAAGTATACGAGTATGAGGGATCAATTACAGACGATACCGATCCAATTCTAGGTAAAATAATAACTCGCCAATATAATATGGGAAGTCGAGGAATTAAGAAATTTGTCAGGGGTTCAATTGGTTATGCAGGAGAGGCAGGATCGAGCACATCAATTTCTGTGCATACAAAAAATCCTGACAATATAATAATCTCAAAAGTAATAGTAGAGACAGACAACAAATTTAATCGACTCACACAATTCAATGCAAGAAAGCGTGGATATACAGCACAGGTAGAAGTCAATATCCAGAGTGGTACAACCCTGCAAAGTGAAATCAAACGAGTTTCATTAGAGGGCTTTGTTGGGCATGGCAGGGCAGGAGGAATATACGATGGCAATTAAAGCAATTGTTACTCCAGCTCCAGCTCCAGAAGTTGGTACAGATGTCCTGACTGCATTGCGTAGCATTCAAGCTCCAGAAGTGTTTGTCCCTACTAGCCACATAAAAATTGGTAGTGGTGAAAAGATCACAATCCAGACAGGTGGTGAGCTAGTTGTAAACGGAACTCTAAGCGGAGTTAATTTAGGCACAGGATCAGGCTCAGGAGGTGGTGCAACTAACTTAGACCAGTTAACTGATGTGGCTACTTCCAATGTCGCTGCTGGAGATGTTCTTAAATATAACGGAACAAATTTTGTAAATACTGCTGAGTCAACTCCTCAACTATCCATTGGTAATTTAACAGATGTAACATCAGCAAATTACGCAGACAATTCCGTGCTGCAGTTTGACTCTGCAAGTGCATCATGGGTGAGTAGGAGTGAGGTCGATTTTATCGAGGGTCACATCGATGGTGGAGTAGCAGACTCTACATTTGATATTAGCCTTAATATTGATGGAGGATCAGCATGAGCGTAAGACGCATTCAGATAAGGCGCGATACTTTTCAGAATTTTTCAAATTTGAATGTTACGCTGCATCAGGGTGAACTCGGTTTAGATATTACCAATAAAAGAATCAAGGTTGGTGACGGATTCACATCATGGAATAATTTAGAATACATTGAGAAAAACGCTATGGATGAGATCAGAACTGAGTATGGGGATGAGGTCAGCTTTAGTACAAATTACGAACTATATAAACAATAAATAAAATGTCAGAACCAACAGATATACTAGGGAAGATCGGTAAAAAAGTTGCCGAAGAAATTAAATCTGTCAAAGACTCAGTAACTTCCATAAGCGAGGTAGCTGGTGACTTGACTATCGGGGGAAACTTAAAAGTTAATGGTACTACCACTTCGATTCATACAAAAAGCCTTGAGGTTGAGGATAATATCATAGAGCTTAATCGAACCAGTACAGGAGCTAAGGGTTCTGATGTTGCTGGCATAGCTGTAAACCTTGGTCTGTCTCAGGTGTCAAGTAATGAGCTGAATTATGATAATGATGATGGAGCAGGAAATGATAGAGTATGGACTCCAGAAGGCACAGGTTTTGTGTCAGATTCCTTTGTTTCAGGTGGAGTGACTGCAAAACTTTATGAGAAATATCAAAGTAATGTTTCAAGTAGTCAGTTTACGCTGGAATTCTCATCGACTGCAGATGTTTATGAAAACAATGAGAACAAAGTTATCTTGATTGATCAGTCACCTAATACACCAGTCAGTCAGCAAATAGGAACATACTCAGCGACTGGTGCAATTCGTTTGACAGATGGATTTGCAATAACCCTGACCCAAAACGGAGCTGACTGGGATGTAACACTCTCATACACAGCAACCAATTCAAGTCTGGATGATGCTACAATTCTTTGGAATGACACTCAGGCGCAAAAGAAATGGTTATTCAGGCAGGGTGTTGCTGTATCTACAATCAATGCAAATATTGAAGTTCCAGACAAGGATGGAGTAAAAATTAATAATGTTTCTCTTGGAGATTATTCAACATTTGAAACAGCATTTAACGCAGCTATAGCGTGACTGATATCCTCGGACAGATTGGTACAAAAGTTGGAAACTATGTTTCTGATCGTTTTGAGGGTCTTACTGGCAATGACAACTATTCAGAAATTACATATGCGTCCGATGGAAATATTTCAAAAATTGAAACATATGTAGATGCTACAAAAGCTGTATTGTTGAAGGTGAAAACATTTACATTTACTACTGGTTCGCTTACTCAGATTGTGGTCACAGATGGAGTAGTTACAAAACTAACTCAGGCTTTAGCTTACGATTCAAGTGGAAACCTAGAGAGCATAGAAAAGGATTACGCATGAGTTTTGCAGAAAGTACATTTAGTTATGCTGGAGCTAGTTATCCAAAAATAACACAAAGTGGAACGGATGATACTGCATCTTTTTTAACTGCAATGGAGGATATCACTTCGGTTAATGTTACTACAGTTGGTGACCAATCTCATAGCACTTTTAAAATTGTGGATTTTGGTGGAAATGCACTTCAAATTGAGGGTGACCTAGATGTTGATTTTGGTAGGCAAATTTGGATATTTAAAGGCTCTGGTCACAGGGACAGATTGTATGTGAAAAGTTCTGGCACACTCCAACTAAAGAGTCCACAGACTGAAAATGGATTTTCATTCAACCCAGAGGTTGGTGATATCATTTATGCAATTGAGGGGTCTGGTATGGGGTGGAACTCTAAAGCCTTGCGAGTGGATAATAATACTAGTGGAAAAAGTAATTTCATTGGTGTCAATTTTAGAGGTGAGTTTTCAGCAACAATCACAGGAAGTGTTAGATTTGAGAACTGCATCATTGATAAGATTGGGAACGATGGAGACATACAATTTAATATTTCGAATACCACCGAAATGGTTGACTGCAAGATGTATGCGAGTGGTACAAGTGGTATTACATTTAGAGGGGGAAATCCCACTATTAGTAATGTACAAATCTATGGTGCTAGGGACTCCTTTAATAATGAATCAAGCGTGTTTCAAATTATTGAAAAGCTCGATTCTGATACAGGTGCAAGGGCAGACATTTCTCAATTTGGAGGATGGAAAACAGGCGTAAGGAATGCGATTAATGGAACAAGATTCCTTTGGGCAAATCACTTAAATAATTCTTCTACAAATTATTCAGCAGGATCGTTAGAGGTTACCCAAACCTTAAAAATTAAAGCTGTTGATCGTCAGTATAATCCAATAGCAGACGCAAAGTTTTACTTAAAAGATGACGCATCATTAGCAAATGCTGACCTCGTGAATGTAACAAACTTAGCTACTGCATTTTCTTTTGGAGAGTTGTCAACAGGGGATTATGTGACAGATAGCGGAACACTTTACATAACAAGATTCAATGTTCTCAATTGGGAGCAGGGTAAAAAATATGGTGGAAATAGTTATGTTGTCTACAATGGTAATTATTATAAATCCACTACTTCACAAAACTTCTCCCAACCAGATCAAGCAAATTGGAATTTAATAGGTAATACTTTTACAGATGCTATAGAATTATTTGGATTTCCTAGTCATGTCCTTACTAATTTTGATACCAATCCCGCCACTACTCAGCGAACTTATGAAAAAACAACTGATTCAAATGGTGAGGTTGCAGAATTCGAAGTTTTAATTGGTGAGGGTTATTCACCTCAGGGAGATGTCAATGGATGGGTTAGGAGTCGAGGAAAAAATCCTAAGAAATATTATTACAACCAACCTTACACCGATGACATATTTGACTATGGGATAATTTCTTATGCACAAAATATTTTTACTACAGAAATTGTTTTACGAGGTGCGGATGGATCGGAAATAGATATTGTATTACAACCTGATTTTTCAGTTTCAGAAAATAGTAAAACTATTGTGGATGCTTATACTTCGATTGATACTCCCCAAAAGTTTTATGATCGAGCGAAGTCATATTTGGTAGATAACTTTTTAGGTGAAACTTCACCAATTGTCAGTCGAGATGGATCAACGATAAATGCAGGAGCGTATAATATTATTTTTGATACTACTGCAACGAATCCATTCAGTATTAGTGGAGGCACGATAACTTTAAATGCATCTAGTTTCAATGGTACAATTATCACTAGTGGACAAGTTACTATCAACACAACCTCATACGCAGGATCAATTTCTGATAGTTCAGGCACTCGCTCTTTTGGTTCTTATGCGATCACAAATTTACTATCAGGCTCACGAGTTCAAGTTTACAATGTAACACAAAGCTCAGAAGTTTTCAATGGTGTCGTTAATAGCACATCACTTAACCAAGGGTTTGTTTCTGAAATGGCAGAGGGTGATTCCATTAGAGTTAGAGTGACCTATCAAAATGGAGTAGTTGCTAAACAACCACAGGAATTTATTGTCACCTGTAGAATACCTAGCTGGGAAGTTTCAGCAAATCAGATTGATGCGATAGAATATAACGCTTTTAATACAGACGGTAGTTCTATTTCCGAATTTAGTTTAGATTTAGTTGGCGGCAAAATTGAAGTGGATATATCTGATTCTGATAATTCAACACAGATTCAAAGAGTTGGTTCTTGGTATTATGCTGAACTGATGACAAGCAATGGAATTGCTAATTTATTTGGTAGTATTAATTGGATCGCATCTAATCAAATCGCAATTGATGTAAGTAAGGTGGATTTGAAATTAGATAATACTAAATCTGATCCATTATTTTTAACAGGTGGTAGACTTTATCGGACTGATGAAACCACAATTATAGCATCGACAAGTAATTCAATTCAAATCGATTACTCACCAATTTATATTACGAATGCCCCATCAATAGAGGAAATAAATAAAAACACAAAACTCATCCCTGCTTTGTTATGAGATACTGCGAAACTCCAGATGAGGTAAAGAAAAACCCAGATGCAAAATACTGGATTAGTAAAGTATGTAATGGAGACGCAAGTGCAGAGTCTTTGCTTTGGAGTTGGTGGAACTTCTTCCACATGTTTGATGATTTAATTGATCAAGATAAAGAAGCACCTAAAGAAATGATTATTAAAGAGTGCATGCTGTTCATGTCAGAATTGTCTTACAATAATTTTTACCAAATAAATAAATCATCTTTACACCCAATGCTGATCCAGTTCTTCAACCGGTGGATCGATGGAGATGATTGGGAGCAAAGTGGTGATCCATGGAAGGAATCAGTAAGTGATGTTTTAAGATGTGGTGACATGGAAATTTACTTTCATTTCGCATATCTGTGTGGTGGATGGGATCACATGCGAGAATGTAAGGGTGTAAGATGTTACGATAGGAATAAAATAATAAAGGATTGATATGTACGGAGATACAAATATTAGTGCACCTGCACCCCAGCAAGTAAATTACGGAGAATCAATGAAGGAGGGTCTGGAGGCTCAGATTGAACTAGCTCCGCAACTATACGCAGCTGAAGCTGATCCGAATTACGGACGCAAGGCGTATGCTAGACTTTCGCAAGATGTTGCCATGGACTCATTGCTTGGCGAGGTTGTAAGTTATGACAATGAGGGTAGGCAAATTGAGGCTTATGAACCATCCAAAAGCCAAGTTGCTGGAAAGTACAAGATTGTAGAAAAAACAGAATACAAAGACATCGATCCTAATACTGGAACAGGTAACTACAGAAGCACATTCACTTTGATGGATGCAGCAACTGGGGAAGTAGTCGATGAAAGCACTATAGATGGGTATTCTGGTGCACGTGACAACGCTGGTTTAGATAGAGAGCATGCAGAATGGAAGCAGAAGAGAAACAAGAGGATTGCTAATTGGGGAAATATTATAGGTGAGGAAGCACTTACCAAATTGCAAGAGCAGACTAGTCTAAATGGACAAATCAATGTAGAGGGAAAATATGAAGCTGCTGTACCTATTTACAAAAAAGATGGTGCAGGGAATATAATAACAGACCCATCAAAAGCAGGGCAAACAACTAGGGCTGGTGGTGGTCTGGTTGACATTTATGGTGGAACAGAAGAATTTGAGTTTGAAGATGCTGATGGGAATATAGTAAAACGAAGGGCTGGATTTGATGAGAATGGTAATTTCCAAGGATTGTCAAAACTAGCAGATGAGCTACAGACTAAGTCAAATGATAGTAGAGTTGCTGGTGAGCTTCAGCTGGTCAAGGAATATGGAGACGATTTTACAAAGGCTTATCGTGAACAAGGGAATATACAGGGTGCACTTAATCAAGTAGAGGAACTTTCAAAGAAATCTTCAGTACCTACGGATAAACTCGATGCACAGGGTGACAGACTTTCAAATCTGGCAGCTTCTTTTGGACAAGGTCAGCAAATCGGTAGCGTTTATAATAATGAACGAAATATATCGACCAATCCTGTACCACCAGATGCATACAGAATACCAAGACCGACAACTTCAGGAGGTGTATTTTCAGGTGCAGCAGGACAAAAGCCAGAAGGGCAGCGTATAGCGGAAGAAGCACAATCCATAGGCAGGAGACTTGGATACCGCCCAAATGAAAATCCAGTATCACAGCAAGGAGCAGCCGGCATGGCAGCAGCTGTAGGTGGTGGAGGTGGTGGAATGTTTGTTGGTGGTGCTGGAGGAGGAAATGTCTTTGGTGGAGGTTTAAACGAAGCACAGGCAACAGCACAGGCACAAGGGCAAGCTGCTCAAGCTGGTGGTGGTCTTGGACAGAATCAAAGCATGGAATATCTGGAAGGAAGTCCATACGCAGCTCAACAGGGAGCTGCTGCTATGGGTGGTAATAATTTTCGTGGAAGAATAGCAGGAGATGCTATGGGTGCAAACCAGACTGGAGTTGCAGAATATAATCAAAGAGCGGAAACGATGGGTGGAAGCAATATTCCTACCATGGCTTCTCAAGAAATGTCTCAGCGTGGAGGTGGTTTGATGGGTAACCGAAATCCTGCTGCATATCCAAGCGCAGAAAATTCACCAATGCCAGCACAGGAGCAAGCCCAGATGATGCCAGTAGAGCAGCCCAGTATGCTTACTGACCAGAAGGGTGTAGCTGCAGTCAATGCTCAGCAAGTCGGTAGTGTCGGTGGACTCCGGAATGAATTTGTTACTCAAGCTAGAAGCGACTTGAAAGCTGGTGGTGATTTGACAGCAAGAGAACTTAGGACATCACAACAGCAAGCAAGAGCAGCAAGTACTGCTAGAGGTCGGGGTCGAGATACCAGCTCAGTATTGTCAGAGTTGCGAAATAACGAAATGTTTTCAAGGGAGCGTTTAAACGAGCGTAGGAAATTTGCCGGAGCAGTATTAGGACAGGAAGCACAAATTAGAGGCATGGATATCAGTTCTGATTTGCAATCGCAGATGACTAATCAGCAAACACAGCTTGGACTCACACAAATGGATCAGGCTGCCCAAGTTGCAAATCAATCTAATGAGTTGGCAAGACAGCAAATGCTTCTGGGTGCAACAGAGAAAGATATTGATCGAGGCATACAGGTTGATCAGATTAATACAGGAAACGAAATGCAGGGCTTGCAAGCTGATCGTGCTGCTGCTGCACAGAGAGTAGGATTGGAACAAGCAACTTCAGCTGATCCGTTGGCTGCTGTAACTGGAAGACCATCAGGTGCTGGTGTAGTGGGTGCAGGAAATCTTTATGGAAATGCTGCAGGAGCTGGTCAAGTTCCCATGATGTACAACCCAGCTCAGGGAGCAGAGTTTATTGCGAACCAAGCTGCAGGACTAAACACATACAACGCAGCGATTGCTGGAGCAAATGCAACTGCATCTGCAGGGAAGTCTAATATGTTTGGTCAAATTATCGGTGCTGCATTACCGATACCATTTATGAATGAATGATATTAGAATTATAAAACACAGGACAAGTCATGGCATCACCATATTTTAGTAACATCAATGTTCAGCAAGCAGACTACTCACCTCTTGTGCAGGCAGGGGCAGCTATTGGAAACATGTATTCTAATTTAGGAGCAACTTTTGCGAATACGATCACCGAAGTTGGCAATGCTTATTTTGAAGAAAAGAAAGCTGCAAATGCAGTAAGTGATTTTCTCAAGAGACCAGAAGGACAGCAATATCTGCAAGAGCAATATGGATATACCCCTGAGCAAGTAAGTGACATGATGGAGAAAGGTACGCTGCCAAAAGAAATCCAGAAAGTCATGAAAGATATTGGCGTTGAAAAAGTCATGGAGCGTCAAAGAACGAAAATGGCAACACAGCAAGCCAAGGAATCTCATGAAGCATTGATGACGCAGTACAGGCAGAAAGAGGAGCAGTATAATTTACTACAAGAAAAAACAAACCGGCTCAAAAATATAAGTAGTTATTATTACAGACCTAACCAGCAAGGAGCACCATCTATGAATCTAGATGGGTATGACAAATTATCAGAGTATGGTGCAGAGATTGGAGAGTTTGCTCAGGAAAATAATATAGCTGGTTTCTCACAGGGAACATTCGCCAGCTTTCTGCAGCAAAATAAAACCGGTAACATTGATTTAACTAATAAAGAATCTTTGCTGGCGGTAGCTGATCAATACAATGCAGCAACTGGTGCATCAAGTGAGAATGCGAAAAGAAATCAAGATTATGCACTTCAAAGTTTTATCAACCCTGATGATGTATCAAAAACTGCTAGAAATAAAATTATAGAAACTGATCCTTTTAATAAAAGATTATTTGAAGCTAAACAAAGCTTTGACTTGTTAAGGGAGAAATCGAAAAACTACTTCATCACAGACGAGACCGGTAGGGTGACTACGATTACAAATCCTGTTGGCATTGCTGACTTCCGTAGAAGTTTAGCAAAGAATGGTAATGGGGTTGGTGTAATGACTGACAAAGATGTTGATGACTATCGAGGTGAAACAGATGTTGCATCAGAATTTAGTAGGTTTATGCAGAAATGGTTTGCTGCTGCTGGAGACGATGCAACTGATGAGCAAGTGGCATCTGCTCTTTCTAATGAAGATGCAACTTACCTTTTAGAACATGCCAATGTAATTGGTGCTTGGCATGATAATCGATTGGGCGAGGTAGTTCGTTCAGGTATTGAAAGCACTCATAAATCATACCCTGCACTTGCAAGGCAGAAAATTATCGAACTTAGTGGATACGAAAGCTATCTGAACTATGACTCTACAGGAGAAATGACTAGGGCTGGTGAACTAAGTATGCAGTCACAAACTATCGAAGTCGGAGGAAGTCCTGTAAGTATCTTTAGCCCAAAAGTACAGACCGGTGTACAACGCATGATTAAGGATGGCATGAGCATGCAGGAAATCGAAACTAAATTTCAGCAAGCTAATCCGAATGAACCAGTAGATAAAATTCGCAACATGGTTCAATCAGCAATTGAACAAAAGCAAAAAAGAAAAGAAGGACAAGAAGGGGAGGCATCTAAAGAACTTCAAACTTTTATAGACGAAGAAGTACTAAGATTGAAACAAGATGGTGAAACATTGCCAACAAGATTAGCAATGAGTGGAGGAGGTGGTCTGCTTGCATCCAATGTTGTTTCAGGGATAAAAGGTATAACTGCATCTGGTTTGAGTAGATTAATGGGTGGTACTAAAGCACAGAAAAAGCAAGCACAGGACATGGTTAGGAAAGCAATAGCTAAAGAGTTTAGCGCACAGGCATTTGGTAAAGCTACCACCAGTCAAAAAGGAGTTGGTGCTTTAAAAACAGCAGCCAAAAAAATAGGTATCAAGCCAGCTGATTTAGTCAATGTGAGTGATGATGAAGTAGTCGAAAAGATGAAAAAGAAATTAATGAAAGAAGCTACTACTTCATCAAAAAAATCGCTAGTTAGACGATTATTATCACCGAAAAAATTAGCAGGAAGTGGTGCAGTTGGTATGGTTTTATTTTTAAGTGATGTGTTTGGTTTGGTCAAAGCAACTGATGGAATGATCGAGGAAGATGAAATCAAAGGCATCATTGCAGATGCAAAACGAAAATATCCAGATATCTCTGATAAAGAACTCGTAGACATTAGGAAGTCCCTTCTGAATGATATTTATGTACGAAAAAATAAACCTAAAGAGGATAGGTATTATTTCGGGAGACAGAGATGATTATACCAACAGAACTTGATCACTATTTTGGTGAAGAGAAAGATCAGATAAAACTACCAAGGGATTACGATTCTAGCGAGTTGTATATACCAACTGATGCAGAGCTAAGGGAGCTGTATAAAAAAAGTCAGCAGAAGGGTTTCGCAGAAGGAGCAATGGATTTTGTTTCTGCAATACCATCTGGTGCATACAGCATGGTAGTCGATAATTGGATACCGGCACTTCAAAATGAAAGCTTGATGGAGGGTCTCTTTTCGGGTGATGCAGCAGCTCGTAAAGCTCTGGGAAAATCATTTGAGTTAGGCACTCGTGATATCGTTCGCATGATGAAGTCAGCTGATAGTTATTTGTTTAAAGAAACAGATAGTAGTTTATCTTCAGAAGAAAAGTATCAGTTGTTTAAACGCAGACATTTAGATAACTTAATGTATTTTAATAAGGTTCGTCCGGAGTTTGCAAAGCAAGCTGGATCAGGTAAATATGCAGAAGATGTATCTGCACTCGCAGACTTCGCAGACCCGACTATATTCATTGGTGGTGGTACTGGATTGGCGAGTAAAACAATTAACCAGACAGCACGGACTGCAATGAAGAAAGGTCTGGGTACACCCATCCATTATGGCATGCGTGGAGTCGAGTATACTATGAAAGGATTGGGAGCTGCAGGAAGAGCACCCTTTGCTGCTGCTGAAAAAGTTTTTCCATCTGGAGGAATAGGGTATCGTGCATTACAGGGTGTATCAACTTACGCAACTCTGGGAGGAGGAGGTGGAGTTTTGGCTGGTGTAGTTGGTGGACTCACAGCAATGGAAGTGCTGGGTAAATATGGTGAGAAGATTGGAAAGAATGCTGCAGAACTCGGAAGAATATTTTCGCAACCTTCTGGGCATTCACGATTTTTATTTAGAGTAACTCAGGACGCAAATGTATCACCAGCAGTTAGAAGAAAAGCTGCAACTTTGCACAGGTTGATGGGAACAAAAATGTATGATGTAGCTTTTGATTCATTAGTTGCCGGACTAGGTGCTGGAACATTACAATCAGCTCTGTCATTCGCAGCCGGATTTAGTGCTGAAGAATCAGGAGCAGCTTTCGGTGCAGGAATGGCACTAGGTTCACCTATGGGTGTACTAGGTGGTCAAAGAGGGAGTGGGTCAAGTACTGATGCTTTGGATAGCAAAGGTAATCTAACTCAAAGATCAGAAGAAAGCATAAACAATTACCTGAGCCGGAAAAACGATCTGATGGCAAAGGACACTATGACTAAGCTAAAAAAGCTAAGTCCAAGCTCTGCTGTATTACTATCAACATTAGATGAAGCATCAGGTACTGCAGGGATAAGGGTAAATGTTTTAGACCAGAAAGATATGCAGGAATATTTTGCTCAAGCTGGGGACGATATACCAGTATCGCAATTACCGGCTGGTAGCTATAATCCAGACACTAGAACATTAGTGCTGAATGAGCAGCAACTGGGACAGGGTGTAAAGGATGCAGCTCATACTATCGCTCACGAGATTGGTCATGACCACATTGTGCAAATGCTGGGTACTGATCCGATTACTCGTAAAGTTTTACTTGAGCACTATGAAGACCCCAATGGTCAAGAGTTTTATTTCTATGATGATGAAGGTAATATTCTGGAATCGATAAATTTAAATGAAGATGCAGTAAAGTTTTCAGAAGAGTATTCCAATAGGATCAAAGAAACTGATCCAGTAACAGGACTAAGAATTTTAGATGATGCTGGTCTGTTAGCAGATGAAATGGGTGCAGAGAATTTTGCAGTACAATTTACTGAAGAGCCTAATGTGTTTAAACGCTTAGATAAGAACTACCGGCAAATGCTCATTGGTGCAGGAAGAAAGGCATTAGCAGCATTTGGTTTAGTCGATCCGGTCACCGGTGCACCACTCGCAGACAACGCAGTTATAAAAGCAAGCCAGACATCGAAGGGTATACAAAATTTATTTAATAACTTCCTAAGAGATCAGAACGATATGCTGCTAAGTAGAGCAGATGAAATCGAAGGAGGTATTAGATTCTCACCAAGAAAAGGTCAGAGTGATTCAGATAGATTCTCTGAGTTGTTTGGTGGTATCGGGGTCGATCCTATTCTTGCAGGAACTTTTAGTATCAAAGACCAGCAAATGTTTGATGAGCTTCTGGAGTCTGTAATCCTTGCAGAAGCAGACCCTGACAAAAAGTATACCGGTTTGGGCAAAGGCAAAGAGGGTCAGCAATTACACCCAGATACGATACGATTATTTACTGAGGGAGTGCGTGATCCGAAAGCAGCGAGGAGATTAATCGAAGAAGCACAGAGAAGTTTTGCGAACAGAGAACAATTATCATTAGGATACAGGTCAGGATCAAAAAAAGACCGCACAGGCTATAATCCATTTTTCATGCGAAATGTAGTTGGATATGGTTGGCAAATTTCACCAGCTAAACCTCGAAGTAGGCTGGGGCAAAAAATATTTCCTAACTTAAAATTGATGGGATATAATCAGGATGTATTGCTGCATAACATCGATGTGCTGGCAAAGGCAGGATTCATAAAAGACATGGATCAATTCCAAAAAGATTTTGCTGCTCGCAGTCTAGATACTTTTACTCTTACAGGAGAAGAAGGTAAGATAAATCCGCAAGGGATTGGAGAGAATGAATTATTTGCTGCTGCATTTGGAAAACATGTTAACGATCCATCAAGCTTAAAAAATCCAAGACTTAGAGAATTTGCTAGTGATCCAAATTCTGGACTAAGAAAATCTATGGTCAGTTATGACCTAGCTGCAATTGCTGGCATGGCAAGGTCAGGCAAGAGTGGGTTTGCATTTGACTACCGGCATATTCGTGACAATTACATGCCAAAAAATTCAATCGATGTTTTTCATGGAGCGATGAGACAATTCGATAATACGAATCCCCAAGAACCATTCGGGCGATTTGAAGACAGCAAAATAGGATCAGGTGAAGGAGCACAAGCCTATGGTTATGGTCACTATTTTACAGAAACTGAATACATAGCAAATCAATACGCATCAAGTGGAGATAGCTTCAAATACTATACAAAGAATGCTGCAATTGCAGCAGAAGAAGCAGTTAGGAAAACAGGAAAACTTAAATCAGAATTTAAAAGACAATATGACCGACACTTTATGCATGCATTTGCTGATGATCATTTTATAAAACAAATGCTTCATGGTGACAATAGAATGGGACTAAACTTTGATATTACAAAAGGTAAACCAATTGAAAATGTAAGAACTAAGGAAGACCTGTTGCATAATTTAGATATCAATCTCAAAACAATTAATGATGTTGATAACTGGGGGCAGTTTTTAAATGGTTTTAATGATGTCCAGAAAGACAGGATTAATAATGCTTTAGTCAGGGAACTGATTAAGCAGGATGAATTTATGTTCGA